TAGTAGAGGAACCCGTTGTAGTAGAGGAAACAGTTGTAGTAGAGGAACCCGTTGTAGTAGAGGAAACAGTTGTAGTAGAGGAAACAGTTGTAGTAGAGGAAACAGTTGTAGTAGAGGAAACAGTTGTAGTAGAGGAAACAGTTGTAGAAGAAGAACCCGTTGTAGAAGCGGAACAGGAACAAGTAGAGGAAACAGTTGTAGTAGAGGAAATAGTTGTAGTAGAGGAAACAGTTATAGAATGAGAACAATAAGAAAATATTCATATGATGCAATACGATATCATATAAATTATACAGTTGGTATAAATTCCCAATCTAACTCTTCGCATATTTTTTTCCATATTTCATCTTGTTCAATCATTTTTTCCTTATCTTTCAATAAAGGAAAATAAGGTAAAAATTCATCTTGATTAAGTAATTCACATAATTTATAAACAGTATAATAATAATTTAAAAAATTCACTCTATCGTCAGGGCAATATTTCGCATATGGACCTTGAATATCCATAAATAAATTACATAATGTTTCTTCTAACTCTGGTTGCATAATAGGTGGTTTGATTCCTAATTTATCTTTAATAAATGGAATATGTTCGTAATATTTATTATATCCTAATTTTTTCAAAATTTCCTTTGCTTTTTTAGTTGTAATTTCGTTTAAAGGGATTCTTTCTTTTTTAATCTGACATTCTATATCTTGTAATACATCAGGATGTATTTGAGTTGTTTCTTTAGCTTGAAATTGCGCTAATATTTCTCTGAAATGATTAATTCTTTTATAAGCATAAAAACAAACCTCCTTTGGTGGTTCCTTATAAGAGGGTTTTTCATTTTCAACAAGATATCTTACGTTTTTTCCACATTTATCATTTTTACATACTAAAATTCCTTCATGTTCAATCGGTATTAATTCCCCTTTACTACAATATTGACATACGTCTTTTTGAGTAACAAATTTATTTAAATCAAAAAACACTTCGTCAATATTATATAAATATTTTTCAACATTATTATTCAAATTATCATTATCAATTATATTATTACCATTTTCATCTATTTTTTTAATATTAAAAAAGCTATCTAATTTTTTCACTTTATTCTTCCCATCTTCAACTAATTTTTTATTCTCAAAATAATTAAATATATATTTAGAATTATCTAAGTAATATTTTTTTTTCTTTTGATTTATTTCCCTTATTTTTAGATTAATATATTTTAATTTATCTTCACAATCTAACTTTTCATCTAACGATAAATTATTATTATTATTATTATTATTATTATTTAATAAAGTCATTATTTGTTTTCTCTCATTCTTTAAATTAGGAATCCATATATTAATATCATCGTCAAATTGTTTCATTAATTCTGAGTGCTTGTTGTCTAGTGTAATAACATTATTAGAAACAACTATTTTTTTTGTATTTTTTGGTTTAAATATAGGCATATTACTTAAAATAATATAATTCGTTTTAATATTATTTATTCTTATAAGTTTTAATATTATTTTTTTTATAAGTTTTTTTATTAATATTTCGTTTACGATATTTCTTATTTATTTTTGTCTTATAGTGTCTTTTTTTTAAACTCTTGTATTTAGATCTACTTTTTTTACCACCGGACAGTTGAGACGTGAGAGAATATAAATCAGTTAAACGAATTACATATTTTTCAGAGTTTTTTTTATAAAATGAAACTTCTTCATTATTCAATAAAACATTTGTTATTAATGTTGATATGATATCTCCAATATAAATGTCAGTTATACTGCTAATTTCTTTTAATTTGTCATATAATGGTTTATAATCATTATCAGGGTCTTCACTAATTGATTGTTTTTTATTTATTTCAAAAATAAATAAATTTTTTAAGTATCCATACAACTTTTGCATATTTCTATCTCGTATACCACATGCTTTACTCCTTCCAGATAAAGGGACATCAAACGCAGTTCCATCAGGTTCTTTATACCCTATCGATATTTTAACTAACATTTGTTTAATCTTATCAGTATTACTTTTAAATAAATGTTTGTATTTTAAATTTGAACTAAATGATAAAATCATAGGTAAATTTTGTATATCAGTAAAACAATCGGACCTTAATAACAAAGGTTCATATTTAAAGCCGAACTTTTCATATAAACATAATCCTGAAGCATTTTGATAGGCTCCTGCTAATTCCAATATACCTATATGCTGAACGGGTATTAACGGGTCATCTGTTGAAAAAACGGGCTTTTGAGACGATATTTCATTTGGATTTTCAATAAGAATATATTTAATTGTCGCTTTTCCAGACAGATATGTAGCATTAGCATTAGGATTAGTAGATATTGGCATTTTAGGATGAGATACAATCGTATATAAATACAAACCCATTAGTAAAGATCCTATTCCGGTTTCAATGCCGGATTTAGAACAAATTAAATTTATACAGTAAGCATTTGGATATTTTTTACACTCTCCCTTCTCTACAATTAGAAACCCTATTATACTATCAATTTTATATTTAGAAAATTCTTCAAATGTCATCATTCTTTTTTTCCTTTTTAACCATTTATCTCCTAGACTAGGATCATCTACTTTCACCGTATGTAATCGTGTATCTTCCATTATTGTTGGATCTGCTAATACAATAATATCATAATTATTATTAATATCGCCGCTGAGGGATCGTCTAATTGATCTTTCTCCATAAGATTCATCTATATCAGAGCATATTAGTGCTAATTCCTGTTTTATTTTATTTAAAAATGTATTCCTATAATTTAAAAATCTATCAGCTGTTTGAAGCCCTCTTGTATATGGACCCGGACACAGCGATATAAAATTTATTAAATCATCGCCATTATATAATTTATATCGGTTTAATAATGTAGAATTTCCAATAGATATTGTATTAATATCCGCATTAAATCTCTCTATTATATCTTTTCTAAAAAACAAACTACCATAATTTATTTCTTTAGATTCTTGTGGAATATCTTCAGTTAAACACGTAGGGAGTTCATACATATCTGTTTCCTGAATAGAATCATCCATTTTCCTTTTTTTATATATAGACAATTGAGATTGTGGAATTTCCATTATATTATAATTATATTTTTAATTAATTTAGGGAATACAATATTCCGTATAATTTAATCTATATATTTCTCTCTTAAACATAAATGGATATATACATTAATCATAACAAAAATATTAATATTAATTATTTAACTTTACAAAAAATGACATTTTTATTCAATGCTTTAGAAGATGGATGGGAAATTAAAAAAATAGATAATAAATATTTTTTTATTAAAAAGCATGAAGGTAAAAAAGAAGTTTTTTCAGACAATTATTTGAAACGGTTCTTGGAACAAAATTTTGATGTTAATAAAATCTTAAGCGAAAATTAAAAGAATTAGTATAATTTAATTAATTTCAAAAAATTTTTTTCTTTAGGAATATTATAAAATGGGTGGTGGATTAATGCAACTTGTAGCCTATGGTGCCCAGGATGTCTATCTTACGGGTAATCCTCAAATTACTTTCTGGAAAGTTACTTATCGTCGTCACACTAACTTTGCTATGGAGTCAATCGAACAAACGTTCAACGGACAAGCCGATTTCGGACGCCGTGTTACTTGCACGATCAGTCGTAACGGTGATTTAGCTTACCGCACATATTTACAGGTAACTCTTCCTGAAATCAATCAGGATATGAAAAATCAAACTAACAAAGTAGGCCAAGGTGTCTATGCTCGTTGGTTAGATTTCCCCGGTGAACAGTTAATTTCTCAGGTTGAGGTAGAGATTGGAGGCCAGCGCATTGATCGCCAGTATGGTGATTGGATGCACATCTGGAACCAGCTCACTTTAACTTCTGAACAACAGCGTGGTTATTACAAGATGGTTGGTAACACAACTCAGCTCACTTTTATTACTGATCCCTCTTTCGCCGCAGTTGATGGTCCTTGTGACAGCAATGCCCCTCGCCAGGTATGTGCTCCCCGCAATGCCCTCCCTGAAACCACCTTATATGTTCCTTTCCAGTTCTGGTACTGCCGTAACCCTGGTCTAGCTCTTCCCTTAATCGCGCTTCAATACCATGAAGTCAAGATTAATCTTGATATTCGTCCCATTGATGAGTGTCTATGGGCTGTATCATCATTAAACAGTCTTACTGATGGTAATACAAAAGTAACTCAGGCTTACAATCAGTCTTTAGTTGCTGCGTCTCTTTATGTTGACTACGTCTTCCTTGATACCGATGAGCGCCGTCGTATGGCCCAGAACCCTCATGAGTATTTAATCGAACAACTTCAGTTCACTGGTGATGAGTCAGTCGGTTCATCTTCCAACAAGATTAAACTCAACTTTAATCACCCCTGTAAGGAACTCATTTGGGTCGTCCAGCCTGATGAGAATGTTGACTATTGCTCGTCTCTTACATCTGGCTCACTCCTTTACAAGACTCTAGGAGCCCAGCCTTTCAATTACACTGATGCCGTTGATGCTCTACCTAATGCCATCCATGCGTTCGGATCATCTGATTCGGTTGTTGGTTCTGGAAATGGATACGGATTTATTGATGCTTCTGGAATATTCCAGTCTGCCGGTGCTGCTGATGTTACCGAGTCTGGTTGGTGGAATAGCCCTTCTCCTGATGTTAGTTACAATGTACCCCAGCTTGGTTTTGATGGTATCCAAAACTCTGGTGTCTCTGATGCCGGTACGTTTGTCCTCACTGAGACCTCTCTTGACCTCCATTGTTGGGGTGAGAACCCGGTCGTCACTGCTAAGCTCCAGCTTAATGGTCAGGACCGTTTCTCTGAGCGCGAGGGTACTTACTTTGACTTAGTCCAGCCTTACCAGCACCACACCCGTAACCCCGACACTGGTATTAACGTGTATTCTTTTGCTCTTCGCCCGGAAGAGCATCAACCGAGCGGTTCGTGCAACTTCTCGCGCATTGATAACGCCACCTTACAGCTCGTCTTATCCAACTCTACTGTTGAGGGTACTAAGACTGCTAAGGTCCGTGTCTACGCGACCAACTATAACGTGTTACGTGTAATGAGTGGCATTCGATTAGCCTGTGCCCAACAGTTGGCTGCCATACTAGATATTTGCTTCTTAGTATGGATAAACAGTGTAAAGCAAATATACATTCAACAATATCAGAATGTATTATATAACCAGCTAGTCTCAGTCTGACTATCTAAGTCAGCAGAGGCAACATTTCTAAATTGCGGGAATATCCTTAGAGCCTTTTCTACTACTTCATTTTGTGAAAGCATTTTGAATACCCAGGGTAATGACCTCGGGCATAGTAATAACGAAAAGGATTGGATAATCTGCAGCCAAGCTTCTAAGTGCGCTAAAGCAAGCATAAGAAGAAGGTTCAGAGACTATAATGGAATGGGTCTGAAAAAGTTAGCAGCTTTTAATGATGACTTAAGGGATAGTCCAAGCTCAAATAGAAATATTTGGGTGACTATATGATGCCCGGGGCGGGTTAGCGTATAGTAATTAAGAAATTGAAATATAATATTTCAATTAAAAACAAGTTAAAGATATTCATATCATATATATTATAATATGAATTACAATCTTAAATACGATTTTGACTCTCTAAATAACTGCGGTTTGATTTATTTTAATGATAAACAAGTTTTAATAGATTTTAATGATTTATTTTCTATCATCAACTTTGAAAAAACATTTATTTATTATACTGAAGAAAAATTATATCCTTATTACTTACGTCACAATAAAAAAATATCATTTTTAGACTATATGTTTAAATTTGATAATTCAAATATAAAATATGAATTTAAAAATAATAATCCATTTGATTTAAGACGTAAAAATATTAATGTTTATCACGAACAGCATGATAAGATTATTAATAAATATAATGTTATTGAGTATAGTATTGGTCACTATACAGAAACAGGAAAATATGCTTATGTAGTTAAGAACCCAATGTGGTT